ATTTTGACCTAAATGTGCTTCTATGTGTATATGAAGAAACCGTATTAACTCACTTAAAGACATCCCACAATATAATACTATAATGGCGTCTATGGTTTCTAATGTTGAAATATCTGGGGAACAGCCGTTGCGAAAGATTGTTAGGAAACTAACGCAGCAAGAAATTATTGATAAGGAAATCCTTACAAAGCATAAGCGGGATTTTAGCGATACGCTAATCCAAATTAGATTAATCCCATTTACCAAAGACCCCGAGTTTCATAATGGAAGTTGGGATGTATTAATGACTTGGTTAAGCGAGGAGTGTTATTATAGACATTCTTTTTATTATGGAAATCGTTATGATGACTTTGTATTTACAAGGGACGGAGATGAATATTATATACAGACGCCTACTCGCACAGAGAGTTATACGGTTAGAAATGAAAGTGAAATAGATGCTTTATGCGATGAATATATCAAGGAAAATATCTGTAATTTTCTTCCCGATACACTATTTTATAATTTAAAGAAAGATGCCGTAAAGCAGGAGTTGATGCCTAAAAATCCTAAACCAGCCGACGCAGTTATTTACGAAAGCAGCGGATGCCCCGTTTGTTTATGCGATTTCGTTGAAAACGAAAATGAAAGTGATTTTATTTACAAAAAGGCAACCCGTCAATTAGAAAGCGGTGATGATAGGGTAGTAAGGATTGAACCTTGTTGCGGACATTTATTATGTGTTGATTGTTTCAACCATATTCGTAATAGAGGAAATCAAAAGTGTCCCACTTGTCGGGTTGGATTGGATTGCTGGGACGAGTTTGACGATGACGAGTATGAAGAAGAACCTTATACACTTAAAGATATGGAGGATTTTTGTTATGGGGAAAGCAGTGCGGAAGACTCAAATATTAAATTACTGGAAATTATTGATTTAAAAGAGTTGAAGGAATATATTTTAAGATATGATGGGTATGAAGGTTTAGTAGGGGCTGAAAGGATTTGGGAAATCGGGGATTACGGTGGTATTTTCATTTGCTTAAACTAAAATATATGGAATAACAATATAAAGAGATTAAATTATATTGTTATATAAATGGACGCTGAAAGAAAGATGAGTATTGAGGAAGAACGCAAGGAGAAGAGGAAGACTTATATGCGGGAGTATAAGCGTAAGCAATATGCCGAGAATGCCGATATAATTAAGAACAAGAACAAGGCATACTATTACAAGCACAAGTTTCAACTACCAAGCGAGGATATGTTGAAGTATGATGTGATGCTCCCTACCGTAGCCAAGGCGAGGTATTATCTGGATTTGCTGAAAGCGGAACATCCCGAATTACTACCAGAAATCATAGCCGTCTATAATACGACAGTTTAGGAAAAAATATATGTTTATATTATAGAATGATAAACATATGCGATATTGTGCTTGACGCATTCACATTCGGGATTTGGGGAGCATTGAAGACCCAGCGACAGATTGAGGAATATGGTAAGAAGAACGATGCGGAGATGAAACGCATCCTTGACGAGCATTACAAGATAAAGCAACGCCTACGGAAAGAGGAAAATAACTGGGCGGAGGGAATTGGTAATATGTATAGGTAATCCAATCATTTAGGGCAAAATGGATACTAATGTTTAATATAATCTTTAAGGTTTATATTAAAAAACAATTTAAAGAATAATATGTTGTTATACTATAAATGGCTACTGTTGGTTTAGGCGTTTCTCCCACCCCCGAAGTTGTCCCCGTTAAGAGTTTTTCTTGGTTGCTGGATTGTGCCTTGTATAGGGACACTGTTTTCAATAAGAAAAAATGTGTGGAGTTGCTTGATATACAAAAGATAGTCGGGTTTATCCAAGCGGAAATGGGAATATCTTATATTGGTATTAATCGCTATAACGGCGTTGCTACGCAGTATAAAACCGAGTTGGAGCAGATTATCAAGTTTAAGGAAAGGTATAATGAAAAGTTAAAATCTTTCTCGGTTTCCCATCATTTGGCGAAGCACAAATGGGGCAGGGTTCAACCGTCCAACTATTTATCAGCGTCCATATTCCATCGCCCAACCAGACATTCCTTGTGTCGGGAGTTGTATGTGGATATTGATATGATTAACGCACAGCCAACTATCATCAATGAAATTAGCAAATTAAACGGCATCCATAACCAGTATCTTATCAAATATGTCGCCAATCCAGCCAAATACAGGAAAAAGGTTATGGAGCATCATAATTGTAGCAAAGATGTCGCCAAGACGCTTTTTATTGTGCTTATGTTCGGCGGTTGCTATAAATCTTGGATAAAGGATAATAACATCAATCAAAATGATACAGCGTTTCTCCAAATAGCAGTTGAGATTGAAAAGGAAATGCGGACTATCATAGAAATCGTATATTCCAATAATCCGCAAATCAAAAAAGATGTGTTGAAGCAAGACCCCAAACGCTGGGATAATGAAAATGATGCTAAACGGGGCGTTATGGGATTATGGTCGCAATCCGTAGAAAGGTTCGTCCAAGAAACCGCCATAATGTTTCTTGTAAAAACTCGTAATATTCCACTGGAACAGATTATACCTTGTCAAGATGGGTTTATGATTTTACAGCAATATAACTATCCAAACATCATACAGGATATACAAAATGAAGTCGCTGATAAGTGTGCGTTAAACATCGGGTTTCTAATCAAACCATTTGACGAAGCAATTGATATACCCACTTGTAGTGATTACAAAGTATTTGATGATTGGGTTGATGATATAAGTGTAAAGAAACTTGCTGATAGGTTTATCAATCATTTTTCTAACTATATCATTAAAAACAATGATAATATCTATATTTACTGGGGCGAGAAAAAGGATAATCTGGGTAATTATACAGACGGTAGATGGTATGACGAAACTAATAAAGACAAACGCTATAAACTTACAAAGTATATCAGCGAAGATTTATATAATCTTGTGTGCGAAGAATTAGAAAATGTAAAATATTTGGAGGAAAAAGAAATATCTAAACTAATGAAATTATTACGGGACAATACCAGCAAAGGCGGGGCAATGAATGATGTTATACGCCATATTGTGCCTAACGCCAAATCAAGCACAGTTGAGTTCAACGGCAATCCATATCTGCTTGGATTTGATAATGGAGTATTTGATTTACAAGCCGACGAGTTTAGAAATTATCGCTATGACGACTATATTACAATGACAACCAAATACAATTATATACAGGTTGATTATGATATATTGGAGAATAACACACTAAAAGAAGAACTTGCTACTATCATTGATACTATCCATCCAGACCCCGAGCATAGATTATTGTATTTACAGATTTTAGCCAGTGGGTTAGATGGTCGGGCATATCAAAAGTTATTTTTATATAACGGGCAGGGCGGTAATGGTAAGGGTTTCACTGGGTCTATGATGGATACAACGCTGGGTGATTACTATCATCAGCCAAGTAATGGGATACTAAAAGATGTTGAGAAATCCAATAGTCCCAGTCCAGATATGTTTAATTTGAAAGGAAAACGCTATATCAATTTCAAAGAAGTCGCTGGGTCGGTTAGGGTTGCGATGTTAAGAAATCTCACTGGTGGCGGGAAGTTTAGTGGTCGGTTGCTTAATCAAAATCCAGAAACATTTACTATGTCCGCTACATTTGTTATGGAGTTTAATAATCCGCCAGAACTTGATGGGAAACCACAACGGGCAGATTATCGTAGGTTGGTTGATTTGCTATTTCCAGTCAATTTTACGGATAATGAAAGTTTGGTCGGCAAGGAAATCGGTGGTGTGCTTTATAAGAAAGCAAATACTTATTACGAAACACAGGAGTTTATACAGAAAATGCGTCATATCTTTTTGGACTTGCTTATCGGGGTTTATCGAGCATATAAAACAAAAGACGGTATAAACTTTACTATTCCGCAAAGTATTCGGGACAGGACGGACAAGTTCATTGAAAATCAAAACTTATTTCAAAAAGTATTTAATGACTTATGGAAAAGGGTTGAAGTTATACCCGATGATGAAAATGACATCAAACGGAAAACCCAGAAAGTCAAAGATATATGGGATAGTATCACTTATAGTGATGATTACAAACGCTTATCTTATAGGGACAAACGCCAATATGGTCGGGACGAGTTTTACAAATGGATTGAGGAACAGATTAAAATACAAGGCAACAGTAAAACGGGTAAAATAGTTATAGGATTGATAAGGAAAGAAGATGACGATGACTTACCAGATGAAGATGATGATGCCGATACGGAAGTCAATTAGTTAGTTGGTTTATATGATATTTTAATATACAGGGTAGGAAAGTAGCGAACTTGTGCGGGGTTGTGGTATTTTTTTATAGAAAAATATATTAGTAGGTAGTAATCTATTTTTTAAAAAAAAATTATAAATAATTTCTAAAAGTCTGCCCCAGTTTGCTACTTTGCTACTCCCGCTTATATGGTTTATTGATATAAACTTCGGGAGTTATGGATGATTATCTCTTCTTCCTATTTAGAGCAAACTGACATTATCTTTCATTAAGCAATCTTTTTATCTCATATCAATATATAATGAAACAGATTGACATCTCCGTTTCCCCCGTTCAGTTGCGTAAGTTGCGTAAAGGCATCAAGGTTAGGGTCAAACCCCCGATGGAGGGGATGGGTATGTATCAGTTGATAGTTGAGCCGAGCAGATACGACGCTATGACAAGGACATTCCGTAAGGGAATGGGTAAGGAGATTGCTCTAACCGCTGCCGAGTTAGATGCGAATAGGCAGATGGGCGGCGAGGGCATCTTCGGTAAGGCATTTGATAAGTTCCTCGGGAAAATCGGCATCAAGAAGGAGGTCTATAAGTTCGGTGATATGATTAAAGGACCAGTTAAAAAGGCAATTAGGAAACTCGCTTCTGGTGCTCCCGCCGCTTTTGGAACTGCTGGTGCTGCTCTTGCTACGGCGGTCGGTCAGCCTCAACTCGCTCCCCTTGCTATGGCTGCTGGTAAGAAACTCGGTGAGAAGGCGAGGAATTACAGCAATAAGCACATTGAAGGATACATTGACGACCCCGATGCCTACCAGAAGAACCCGAGAAAGTTTGCTGATTTTAGGGGAGTTGGTATGAAAGCCCCGATGAAGATGGAAAGTCGGGATATGCGTAGGGCGGCAGTTTCTCGGGGAGTTGCTATGGGGGATGCCGAAACGGTTGATTTAGGAAGTCCGCAGTTTGCGGGAAGTGGAATGTATGCGGGAGGACGAGGACTGTATGCTGGTGCTTCCAGAGGTAGGGGGATGGACGAAATGCCGAATACGAGGGCGGTTGTTGGAATGAGGGGCGGTATGGTCGGGTTTCAGCATCCCGCTCTCCAATCACAAGCGATGTCGTCATCTTTCCATCGCCAATACCAGACTATCCCCGAATTACAGAAATACCATCAAATGGGAGGCAGCGGACTTTACGCCTAATTTAGGAAATTAATATCTTGCTTAATAATATAGATGCTGACAGACAATCAATTAGAGGATATGTGCCGTCGTATGAAAGTGCCGTTGGAGGCAATTGTATTCAAAGATGAAATACCGAACCCGCTAAAATACAACAGAGCATACATAATCAATTTAGAAGATGAATACGATGAGGAAGGGCGACCGAATGATGGTTCTCACTGGACTTGTCTTCAAGTCAATAAATACCCTTGTGGGAAAGTTGAACCGTTCTATTTTGATAGTTATGGTATGCCTCCGCCAAAAGATGTAGTGAAAGCGGTAAAGGATACTACGGGACAGAAACTACCGTTCAATACAAAGGACATTCAATCACTTATGAATAACGCTTGTGGGTTTTACTGCTGTGCTCTGCTTCACTACCTGAACGCATTTCCTCACAGAACCAATAACCTATACGATGACGCCGAAGCATTCTTGGCTATGTTTGACGACCTGAATAAGTCTGCGGATTTCAAGAAAAACGAGTATATTCTCAAACATTTTTTCGTCCCCGAAGACCCGAAGTTGCGTAAGAAGATAGAGATTGATACAGAACCTGACCGTATCATTAGTGCCGAAGGAATTGATATGATGAAACTGCCCGTTGATGTGGTGTATAAATAAAATAATTACAAATACAATAATTATTTTATGACCTAAATGCTAATACTTCTGTTAGACCTTTCCTGAAACGAGTGTCAATGCCGCCTTCCATATCAATCACAAGCGGACTGAACTTCTCCGCAGTTGCGTAGGAATACAAATCCATAAGTTCCTCTTTCGTAATACCCAGACCAAACTCACTCAAAATGATATTAACCTCCCGCTGACCCGACAGTTTTAAGAGAACCATATACGAGCAATTGTTGCGGATAATCTTTGGGATTTTGAAGTAGGACTGACTGATGAAGATACAAGACACATTGAACTTCCTCGCCCTTATGTAGTAGTTTTCAACCATTGACAAATCCTTCGCCAATACCAAGTCGTCCCATACCACTAAATGATTTAACTCTTTATCAAACTTGTCAAGAGGTGGGGTGAATGACAGACCTTCTTTGATTACTATCTGGTCGCATTTTGCGGTGAGCCACTTGTATAGCGGTTCATCTTTATTTCTCGTTATAATATTAATAGACGAGAATGTTCCTTTTGAACCCGCACTAAATATCCTAATGAGATTGACGAGGAAGTTTGTTTTACCAGAACCAGATGGGGCTACGATACACATACGAAATGGGAGTTTGAACTTGTGTAGTTCATAATTGGGGTTTTCCGCTTCATCTAATAACTCCTTTGGGATTTTCTCGTAAAGGTTTTCAATCTTACCCGTAATCGCTTCTTCTTTCGGTTTGCGAGGCATCTATATATAATTAAGATATAAAATATTTATAGGTAGAACTTACAAATTAAATATCATCTAAATATATATGGCTGCCTATCAACCCCCGACGGAGATATTACCAAAGTTTAACGAGTTCGTATTCAATCAAGCAAACAGTCCAGAATATTTAGACCAATTAGTAGTTCATAAAGCAGGGACTGAAACCATAACGGGTAATAAAACATTTAAAGGAACTATAACTGCTACAAATACGACAACATCACTCACTGCTACAACAAAGAATGAATTACAAAGTTTTACTGGACTAAATAGTCTTATGAATACATCTGGGATTAATTCTATGACTACATTTTCTGGTTCAAATCAAATGGTTAATAATACTGGATTTAATATAATTACGAATGACACAGGAAGCAATTTCATAACTACCGCTGATGGTGATAATACCATAGAAAGCACAAATGGGAATAATATTACGCAGGTATTAGATGGTTCAAACCAATTCAACGCAATTGGGTCAGGTAGTAATTTACTCACAACTGATACAGGTATTAACTCAATCATATCAAACACAGGTCAAATAAAATTACAAACAGGAGCATCAGGTAATGAAGGTATATTAATTGAGAATACAAGCACAGGGGCGGGTGGAATAACATTACGAACAAATGGAACATCTGGGGATATAGTTTTGTCTGCTGTTGATGATATTAATCTAACAACAACAGGAACATCAGGAGTTCTTACATTAAAAGCAACAAATAGTGATGTTAATATTAGTTCTGGTAGTGGATTAGGAAATGAAATCCAATTAATAAATGGAACTACTACAAAAATGACTATTACATCAACCGAAGTAAATGTAAATGCTAATTTGGGTGCTCCATTTTATTATACTGGGATAGGAGGAGCAATATCCAAGCCATTAATTTCGTTTTGTATTACACTATATCCGCAGGATTATAACACAACTAATTCACAACTATTATTAGGATATCCAAACGCAGATACGACAAATGTAGTAAGACGATTAAGATTCCCTCATCAGGTAAAATGTGTAGGTTGGTCTGTTTGTGGTGATGCGGACGCTCACTCTGCCGCAACTCTACAAGTGATAGTATCAACAGGATTAAATGGAACAGGAACAATTCATTACACTCAATCGGGAGTATTGGCGGCAAACGCTTTACAAAGTAATTGTGGTTCTTGTGATTTAACCGATACGGTTGGCGGTGCTTTTTCATCAGCAACAGTAGCAACGAGTAATCTTATAACGGCAGGGGCTACTGTGTATTTTTATGAAAGCACAGGGGCGGTCAATTTTTTAAATGAAATGATATTTGTATTCTTCTTCCAACAAACATCGTCATTATAAACATTTAGGGCAAACCTAATAAGATTATTTTATATCTTAATTATATATAGATGGCGTCTTATCCAGCACCTACCGAAACTTTACCAATTTTCAGCCCGAGTGTGTTTGAAACTAATAATATCCCACTTACGATTGAAGAAGGAGCAGACTATTTCATAACCTACCCGACCGCACAGGGAGCGATTACAATCCCGACGCTTTCAACTGGAACATTGGGAACATCTGGAACTGCTACAATTGCGACCGCTGCTATAACAACTGCGAATACTGGGACGCTGAATGTATCGTCAGTTTTAAATATAACGAACTCTTCTACAAAGGCGACTATATATGGATATGGAACTACACTTCCAGGAGCAGGAATAGGAGAACACAATACCGCATTTGGATATGAAGCGGGAAAAGGTTTCAGCACTCTTACAGCAACAGGAGGAAATACGGCATTCGGTGCTTTGGCTTTGACTTCTAATACAAATGGTGCTACAAATAATACGGCAGTAGGACATAATGCTCTTTATAGTCTAACTGATGGTAATGGGAATACGCAAGTTGGAACTACTACTACTGCTTTGGCAGCAAACTTGACGGATGGAGATAATAATACATTGATAGGGTTTTCAGCATCAGTGAGTGGGACTGGGATTTCCACTTCTACCGCTATTGGATACTTGGCACAGGCAACCGCATCAAATCAAGTTGTTTTAGGAACGGCTACTGAAACTACTATTGTTCCAGGTATTTTACAAAACAATTCTTTCATTCGTCCAGGATTTACGACAGTCCCAACATATACCTCTGCTGATATCGGGTTCATTAATAACGCCACAATCACATATCCAGGTGCTACTACAAATACTATTGCGTCTTATACCGCACCCGCTGGAACTTGGTTATGTTTGGTTTGTTTAGGATTTGCTACTGGAACAGGAGCATTATCATTAACGGTTAAAAGTGCTTCTACAACAGTTGGATTTATTCCAAAAGTATTTGCTACTGGTTCTACCCAAGATTTCTATTGCGGAAGTGTTCCAATTGTCATATCAACAGGAACTTCTTCTCTTACATTAGCCCCAGCAACTGCCCCAAGTGTTGGAACTGTTGGGGCAAATGTAGGTCAGTATGTAAAGTTTATTAGGATTGCTTAACATATAATCTCAACATTTAGTATATATGAACCATTTAATAATTTCTAATGATATAGAGGGGGTGTTAGACAAGATACGGCAAAATAGCAATCTTTTAGCAAACTACCATCGTAAAAGATACTTGACATTAAAATCCAGACTGAAATACTACCGCATCCCAATAATCGTAATCTCCGCTCTCAACAGCAGTTTCGCAGTGTGTTTAAATGGGTTTTTAGAGCAAACTTATATTAGTTTAATAAATATGTTTTTATCGCTGGTGGTTGGTATTATTGGTTCAATAGAAATGTTCTATCAAATTACAAAGCAGTTAGAGATTGAACTGATTGGAAGCAAAGAGTTCTATATCCTTTCTTGCGACATATACAAATGGTTAAGTTTAGAACATACAAATAGAATATCATCGCCAAAAGAGTTCTTAAATGAAAGTTATACTCGCTATATAAAGTTAATTGAAACATCTATCGTTTTAAAACGAAAGGTTGAGGATAATTTGATGGAAATACCCAGAATAATTCCCCCCACAGGCATACCGCCGTCCATTTCAACCGATGTATTTAGTGATACTTCCAGCGATGAAACGCCGTAATATATTATCATTGTTTAGCACAATTATAATATCTACCAAATATATATAAATGCCGAGGTTTGAGAAAGGAAGTCAGGAAGCGAAAGATTTTATGGCGAAAATCCGCAACGCCCGTAAAGCGGAAGATTATGTTCCCCCAGCGAATAAGCGTCTTACAAAGAAGCAAAAGGAAGCGGCGGAGATGAAATCAACAGTTGTAGATATTCCTATTATGGGAGAACCTACGCTCATTGTTCCCGAATACTTTGCTATTCCAAGAAAGAACGGATATAAGTTGGTTAGTCCAATGTCCCAAGAACGCAATTTGAGTTCAAGGCGAGGAAAGAAATCACTTAAAATCGTTAGGAAACCCGTAGGTGATATTGTATTAGTTAGGGAAGATGGAGCGGAAGAACCTCTGCCTCTACTTGCGTTTTCAAAGAAAGACCGAGAACTGATTAAAGGACATTTCAAACTCGTAGAGAAATATAAGGATAAAGACCCGATTGATGTTCCTCGTATTGGAAGACCCAAACCCGCCGAGCGAGGGCGTCCCGAAAAACTGCCGAAGAATATTGCGGTTCATAAGCAGCGTAAAACCCGTCCAGGATGGAGTGCGAAGAAATCCCAAAAGAAGCAGAATGAGGAAGATGACGATGCCGAACTGGAAACGAAAACAACCCGAAGGCGACCCGCTGCCGCTGCCGATGAAAATATCCAGATGACGGTTGAGGAGGACGATGCCGAGGAAACTCCCGCCGCCCCCGCTGCGTATCAGCGTAAGAAGCGTCAAACATACGCAACAGATGAGGAACGCAAAGAGGCGATAAAGCAGCAGAAGCGGGACTACGCAAGGCGTAAAAGGGCGGCGGCGAAAGGTGAGGGTATGGGAGGTTCATTGGCTGCCGCTGATTTGAAAGATTTACTTGGAGCATCATATGACCCGAAGGTAGATAAGGTCGGCGATTTTGAATTAGATAAGCAAATATCGTCTGGAACGAGTAAGGTTTATTATAACGATGATACAGGACAAGCGGTAGTCGCTCATAGAGGAACTGCTGGTATTAGTGATTGGGGGAACAACGCAGTCTATGCTCTTGGAGGAAAGACCGCCTACAAATTAACGCCTCGCTATAAGGAAGCGAAGAAAGTTCAAAGTAGAGCGGAGAAAAAGTATGGTAAGAAAAAGGTTTCAACAATCGGTCATTCGCAAGGCGGATTACAGGCTGAACTTTTGGGAGGAAAGAGCAAAGAGATTATAACAGTCAATAAAGCGACCCGTCCGTTTGAAAGCAATACGAACAAAAATCAATATGATATTAGAAGCAAAGGTGATTTAGTTTCTGGTGCTAATCCGTTTGGAAGTAAATCAAAGAAGGATACTACAATCAAAAATACGACAATCAATCCATTAACCGAGCATAGTGGAGATATATTGGATAGACTTGATAAAAAGCAAATGATAGGTAAAGGCGGAAAAAGCACAAAGGAAAGGGTGATGGTTGCTAAACCTAAACTAACCGAAGCAGAAATACTAAAAATACTCGCTGATAATGAAAGATTGAAAATGATTAATGCGGAACTATTAGCGAGAGCAAAAGAACGAATTGCGGAAACTGGCGACCCGATGGCGATGGTTAGGAAGACAGCGAAGAAAATGTATGATGATATTTCAAACGAAGACTTTATGGCTATTGACAGAAGGGGTAGGGAAATTGAAGACCAACTCGCCCCGATACAGAGGTCAAAGGCACTCACTCAAAAAGCGATTGCTGAGGCTGATAAACAAAGTGCTATGAAAGCGGCTATGGGCGGTAGAGGAGCGTCTGCTACGGTTGGTATTACATTGGAACAACTAATAGAGCAAAAGAGGGCGGATAAAGCGAGAATCGTTGAGGAAATTAATGCTCTCCAATTGCGGACTGACACTATTTTAATGTCAAGAGGGCTATTTGAAGATAAGACTGCTGAAATAAATAGGATTGTCGGGGAACAGAGGCAACTTCTCCGCAGAATAACTCAAATCAATAATGAAATTGAAGAATTAGAAAATAGGTTATACGGTGTTGAGGAAGAGGAAGATGATGGAGGTGATACTGAAACTGAAAGTAGTAGTATGGAAGGCGAGGGATTGTTGGATTGGATTAAAACACAATTGAGAGGTAAGAAGCAACCAGTCCAACCATACAAAGATTACAGCGAACAATTAGATAGGATGATTACACAAGCAAAGGCAGAACAAAGTAAAGCGATAAAGGAAGGGTATAGGAAAGATAAGGGGATGCCGCCTTTGAAACCTCCGCCAATCGCCGCCGTTGCTCCCGCTTATGTTATGCCTCTTCCCGTTTATAACGATATGGTATTTGACGATGACGGCGAACTTATGGAAGGCGAAGGAATGGAAAGCAATTATGTAGTCCAAAGCGTTATATTCAAAAAGAGCAAATACAGCGTAGCCTCTGCGAAGAAATGGTTGAAGGACAATAAATACAAATCTCCAAAGGTTGATGAAACTGAAAATATGCTACGCTTCCGCCAGATGTCCCCGAAGATGGTTGATAAGAAAGGATATACGGAATATCGTAATAAACCACTCGGCAAGAGTGGGATTGAATTGGTATTGGCGTATAAAGGAACTATGGGAAGCGGATTTAAAAAGCGTCTTGAAACTCGGGTAAAAAACTATTAGGGGGCGGCGGTGTATCCCCCAAAACAACTACATCTAATTATGTCGTAGCAATACCGTCATATGATAGGGTTGAGGTTATTATGGAAAAGACACTGCCTCTTCTGCTTGAACGGAAAGTGAAACCCGCTGATATTTATATCTTTGTAGCAGACAAAGCGGAATATAAGAATTACGAACAAATACCAAAAGACAAATACAACAAACTAATCATTGGAAAGAAGGGTATATCATATCAACGCAATTTCATCATTGATTATTTCAAGGAAGGCGAACATATCGTATTCATAGATGATGACATTAGCAATATTCAAGTCAAGCGTAATAATAAGGTTGGCGACCTCACTGATTTAGATGCGTTCTTTAAAAAGGCGTTCAAAGCATTAGTTGATGAAGGTATGTATCTTTGGGCTACAAAGAATATGTATAATCCGTTCTACAAGAACCTTATGCGTAATGATGCGGTTATAGGGTTCAGGGAGTTCAGTGGCGACTTGATTGGTATAATCAACCGTAAGAGTATGAAGATTAAATATACGCTGAAAGAAGGCGAGGGCGAACAGCAAGAACTATTGTTTATGTATTATGAAAAGGACGGCGGTATAATCAAGTATGAGAATGTAGTTGTCATTTCAAGGAAGTTAAGTCCAGGAGGTAAGATAAGTGAAAGGGCAGGACGCAAAGGACGCATTGATAGTCTAAACCGAAACTACAAGATACTATTAAAACACTTCCCCAATCTAATAGATAAGATTGCTAATGACGGTCAGGGTTATAGAACGAGGGCGAAACTGCTAATCAAACAACCGCCGAAGGATACTGAAAAGCATATAAGCGGTGGTAAAATAACTGACAAAACTCTTCTACCAGTAGATGACCCTCTTACGAGAAAAGTATTTGAAGATAAGATTGTCATCACTGACAAGGTCAGGGCATTACAAGAAAAGATAATCCAGACATTGGAACAGACAAGAATACCGAAAATAGAAGGTAAGCGTAAAGATAAGAACCCGACAAGAGGCGACCTAATAGGATATAAAGGTTATACATTTACTCTTGGTTGCGGTAGGCGTAGAAATCTTGGGATAGGCGAGTTCAGCACTAACAAGCGAAACCCAGAACTACTTAAACTCGTTATTGAATATGGAAATGAGATACTACCATCTGGATTTAAATATACCGCTATTACAATCAATAAGAACTTAAAGGCAAAGAAACATATAGATAGTGGAAACGCTGGGATAGGTTGTATTACTTTTCTCGGGGATTATACTGGCGGAGGTCTGTATCTATACAATCCAGAACGCAAACTATATGATACTCATAATAAAGTAATCGCATTCAATGGAGCAAACATCGCTCATATGACGCAGCCATTCAAAGGAGATAGGTATGCCTTCATCTTCTACAATCAAACTGACTGTAAAATACCTCGCTTCAAGATGGAAGGGCGAGGATTAGATGATGGAGAAAGTCTATTTAACCCAGTCTATTAACTGAAAGTTAATATTATATCATATATTATATCATTTTTAACTTAAATATCATATAATATCATATAAAGTCTTA